ATGTCTGAATCACCGAGTTGTCTGCCGTGCTCCGGGTGGAGAATGCGGTGTCCAAGGTCTGGATGATGAAGTCACACTCGGGGGGCTCAGGGTGTTCCCATTCTTGGAACCAACTTTTTTTCAGGAGACCACCCTCGGCAGGGACAGGGTTCTGCATGTACAAGGCTTCCCAATAACGTGTCCCGTTATACTTCTTGATCTCGGCTTCATCGAGCTTCAAAGATTCTGTGGTTTTCCATTCGGGGAAGTATGAGGAGCCGACAGGGAGACTGAGGATTTTTGAGGATTCTTCATCGATCCATGCAGGGATCTTGAGGACGTTCCACTCGTCCTCCTCCGAGTTTCGGAGGAGCCAGCCGCAGATGTCGTCCTCGTGATACCGGGTGTTGATGATGATGATTCCGCCGTTTGGCATCATGCGGGTTCTTAGGCCCGCAGGGTACCATTCTTTTACATAGCGCCGTCCGGCTTCGGAGAATGCGTCTTCCTCGGACATTACGTCGTCAAGGATTGCAACATGAGCGCCACGTCCAGCGATCTGGGACTTTACACCGGCGGCGAAGTAGACACCGTTCTGGTTTGTTTCCCATTTGCCTGCGGCCCGTACGTCTTTTCTGAGGGATACACCGGGGAAGATTACCGAGAATAGGGGGTCATTTACAATGTCCCTGACTGATCGACCGAAGTCGGTGGCGAGACGGTCGGAGTGAGACACGCACAGGATCTGATGGGCAGGGTGTAAACCCATGTGCCATGCTGGAAAGATCTTGGAACATAGGACAGACTTTGATGAGCGGGGTGGTAGGAAGACCATCTGCCGTTTGATCTCGCCTTCCGAGACTTTCTGTAGGGTGTCACAGATTACTTCAATGTGTCTTCCCACGACAAAGTCGGGGATGAGAATTGGGGCGATTGCCTTTGTAAATGTGAAAAAGTCTGATCTCGACTGAGATACCATCTTTTCCAGAAGGACATCACGGAGTTTTTCTTTTGTGGTTTCGTTTGTTGCTATCATGTTCGTATGTTCGAAGGGGTCTGTCGATGGATCAATGTGCAGAGTTATACTAGGGGGAGATGTTCTGAAGAACAGGTGATTGTCCGAAGTGTGACCGAAATGCCAAAGACACAGTGTTAGTCTTTTCCACCATTGACAACCTTGAGTCCGACAACGTCAGCGAGCTTTGAAATGTCGGTGTCGATGTCTTCGGACTTCATGCTGTCAAGATTGCCGATCCGTGACTCTGACCGGTCAATGAACATACCAAGATGTTTGGCGATCTGCTCCATGCTACGGGAAGCGTTCGTGTGATCCTGTTCTGCCATCGCACTCTTGTAGATTTCGTCGAATCTGTCCAGTACCTTGTCGGCGCTCCAACGCATCTTTTCCTTTGCTTCTTCCATTAGTTCGTTGATCCTTTCCTGAATCTTTGGTTGCCTGACCCACATACGTGCATGGACATCGTAGTTTGGATAACTATGATCATACCCTGACTTTATCCATGCTTCAATAGGATCTGCGGTGGCGATGTAGTTAAGACAAAACTTTTCTTCTCTCATTGTCAGCCCGTTGCTCAGGGTGACACGGGTGATGTCCTTGTAGGAACCGTTCTGATAAAACTTTGGTCCATCCAGATCCTTTGTCTCTAGGTACTTATCATATTGTTTCAACAATTTCTTATCCTGTTTTTTTATCGCTTGAGGGCTTTTGGGGCCTTTTACAGTAAAAAGATCTGGGTATTTTTCCGAGACCGTGGTTCCGCCGAATCTCTCACGGTAGTAAATTTCTTTTCGTATGAGACCCAGAGTAGCAGGTGCGTAGTGTTCAGAAAAATCACCGGTAGGGTTTCCGGCATCAGGGTCGTGTGTGATCCTACGGTCACGGATGGTTTGCTGCATCCGATGACCCGCCTTGGAATGGATGGATGCAAGTTCCTTTAGCTCATCCAGTGTGGTTCCCTTGTACTGGAGAAGGAGATGCCTGCTTTGACGTGGTTGTTTCTGGGGGGCACTCATTTGGTCACTTGTCTTTCTTACTCGAACGTATGTCGTTGTATAGATCAAATAATGTCTTTACTTTTTCTTTCAAGATATCGATTTCAGCGTGCATTTTGGAGAGGACAACAACCAGTGTTATGAACGATACCCCTATGGGCCACAATGATCCAACTGATTCTAGCAGCTCCATAGGAGACCCCTCTATTTTCATATCGAGGATAACACCGATGTGCAAATTATAAAAAATTTTTGGGGGTGGGGTAATTCAGAAAAAACATAAGGGGGGTCTTTGTAAGATGTTGTTCTATGTAAAGTCTGAAATTTTGAAATTATGTGGGGGTGGTATGTTATAACAGAAGTAGACGGGCGCATTTTTCCCCCTCCCCCTCGGGCGATGTGGGTTGGATTAGCACAGAGATTGCTTTGCTTTTTACCTTGGGGAACGTATAGGGAACAATCCGTAGAACAATCACGGGAAGAACAAACAGGGTACAAACCCTAGAACAATCACGGGAAGAACAAACAGGGAACAATCCGTAGAACAATCACGGGAAGAACAAACAGGGTACAAACCCTAGAACAATCACGGGAAGAACAAACAGGGTACAAACCCTAGAACAATCACGGGAAGAACAAACAGGGTACAAAATAATTTCAAATAGGTGCATTATTTTCTGTAAGTCATGATCGATCTATGAGATCCTGCATACATCGGATCAATCACGATCCGACAACACAGAGGACTTAAGACAATGCAGGACTCAATCACCCAACTGGTCGAACTGCTTCTCGATATTATCGACGAGCGTGCGGCGGAGATGGTCGAGAGCCGTCTCCCTACAGTCGTTGAAGAGGTCGTTGAAGCGGCGCTCTCGAGCGTCGAAGGCTTCGACATCCACGACTATGAGAACGAGATCGAGGACATGATCGACAAGAAAGTCCGGGAGATGTCTTTCTCTGTCACAGTCGATTGATAACCACGGGGCCCCGAGGATAACTCGGGGCCCAACTATCACCAAGGAGAATTGAGACATGACTACCACAACAAAGCCTGCGACCACGCTGATCGAACAAGTACGATTCAACGTGGACTTCATGGTCATGATGCTACACGTGTCTCGCTTTGAGGAAGCCGATCAAGCAGTACAGCGGATACACGTCCTGCTGGACGAGATGGAAGCCGAAAGCGATATTGACTCCGTAATGAGTCTCTGATCACTAGGGACCCCGGATACCCCGGGGTCCCAACTATCACCAAGGATGACGACCATGTATAAGGACTCACTCTCTAACCACGCTGGCGCTATCTCTCTGATACTCTGGGCAACGTGCCTGATAATCTACATCGAAATCATCAGAGCCTGACACACTGGGGCCCCGGAGAGATCTGGGGTCCCTCTCTTTTTCTTTTCCGCTGTTCTTCAGGACTAACCTGAACATTTCCCCAGACTCCCTCCCGCAAATCTTCAAAGGAACAAACCGTGAACATCTCCGGATATAAACCATAAAGAACAAAACGTGAACAAACCGGGCACGCTTTCGCCCGGTCACCGTGAAAGTGACCGGGCTGTTTAGCGGGTTAACTTAGCCGAACAGCTTAATTGCTGCGGGGCGTTCGGCTTTTTCCTTGGCGGCCTTAGGTTCCGCACGTTCTGTTACGTGCCGGAGTGTAAGGCTTTTCTTGAAGCCGTTAAAGGTGCCGATTATATCGGTGCCTTCCGGCAAGCCTACAATGCTAACAGAAGCATTGCCTGATAGGTTGACCCAATGGCCAGCGAGGATGTCGCCAGTAGCCTTTAAGGGTGCGCCCTGCTCAAAGGCGTTGAGTGGGACAGTGATAACAATATCAACAGAATGGTTCGTGCTGATATTGTTTTCGGCTTGGGCCGCCGTGGCCTTCTGCTTGGTCATGAGTGGACTATACAGGAAGTTTCCCGGGAATCACATGCTTTTTTTGCATGGCTGGTATGCGTCTGACGCATGGCTTATTGTCTTGACTGTAACATTTATATCACAATGAGAATGATTCTTAATTACAATGAGAATGATTCTTAATTATAATTATATATATATATCTATATTATTTTATAATGAACGTTTCTTATTTTATCAGTAGACTAACCTGAACATGTCCTCAGAACATATCGTGAACAAACTTTGATCATGGTGTTTAAGAACAAACCGTGAACATATCCCCATGTTGTGGAACAAACCATGAACAAACTTTAATAAAACTCCGGGAACAAACCGTGAACATCTTGTTTAACTTGGAACAAACCGTGAACAATCCCCTGATAAACATATGAGAACATGACAAGAACATACATTAGTTTTTCTATTGACTGTGATATTAAAGTAACACTTATGGTCAGGGACTTAGTCAGCCGAGATGCCCGGAAAAAAACCGCTTGACTGTGTGGTTTTTGCCACGGTGCCGGGAAAAAGCCTGCAAAAACAAGGGGTTACAAGATGCTTGACAAGGTGCCGTGGGGTTGCCAGACTTGGCCCATCGAAACCAGCCTTGTCACCTAGATATATAATAATCTTATATCTGATTAAACAAGGTTTAGAATAACTAACTCTAAGGAGATCAGAGATATGACAATGATAGTGACCTATCCTTCCAAGAAAGAACTTAAGACCCAGATCGGTAAACGTCTGAGGTATATCGAGACCAGTATGTTTGGTCCGGAATACAAGTCCAATGGTGTAATCATTGTGGCCAATAGGCCCCACATTACCGGATTAGGACGTGAGTTCTTTGCAGAAGTGACCATGGAAAACGATCTTATCAAAGGAGTTAAATAACATGGAACGTAACGTTTGTGAGTTTGCTAAAACGGAACCCCGCATCATCCATTGCTATGCCATGAAACCTAAATCAGAATCTGCGGAACAGACAGTGGAAATTGAGGCTTTGCCTAACAAAAATGAATTAGAAAACTTAATTGGAGTTAAGTGACCATGGAATACTGCATCATATTTAATTGCGAACACTGCGAAGGGACCGGGGAATACACGGTTCGACGTGGATCTGTTAATCAGAACGGACCATGGATTACGGATTGTTTAGTACCCTGCACTCAATGTGGTGGACATGGGGAAGGCGGCATGTACAATGTCAATGCGGATCTTTATGAATCAATCGAGGATGTCGCCAAAGATTATCCCCAGTATCGTACTATCGAAGTACACCATAACAATGAATCAGAGTATTTATTCAAGGCAATGCCAGTTAAATATGGAGCACACTAATGACAACACTTAAAGTTCTCAAAGAGTATGTGGGATCTGACCTTGGTCGTCCCAGTAAAATGCCGGGGCCTTCGTGGGGTATCAGTGCAAAACTGTGTAAGACCGGGGGTAACCTTGTTAAGATCAAGGGTTCTGTATGCCACAAGTGCTATGCACTCCGGGGTAATTACCTATATGAATCCGTGGTAACGTCCCATAATAACCGGATCGCTGGTTATAATCGGAACAATATCAAATGGCGCAACGCTATGATTGAGCTAGTCAGGAAGCGTATCCCACAAGATTCCCCAGAAGAATCTAAGTATTTCCGCATCTTCGATTCCGGGGATATTCAGAGTGTCCAGATGCTTCGTGACTGGATCTTCATCGCTACCCAGTTACCCGATATTAAGTTCTGGCTTCCTACAAAAGAGTATCGGATTATCAGGGCTTTCAATGAGCCTATCCCTGACAACATGGTAGTCCGGGTATCATCGCCTAACATAGACCAGCCCCCGTTGGACTATGCAAAGTTCACACATACTTCCACGGTTCATAGTAGTTCTACAGAGCCTGTAGGGTTTACATGTGAAGCCTATACAAGAGACGGTAAGTGTGATACATGTCGTGCTTGTTGGGATCATAAGATTCCCAACGTTTCTTATCCACAACACTAAGGAGCTAATAATATCATGAGTGTCATCGATCTCGATTTCGAACCCGTTGTCCATAACATTTCAACGGTTCACGGGGAATGTCCTAATCACAAGGCAATCCTACATCCGGAGACAAACAATGTCCTTGGCATTGTGGGTTCCAAGTTCCGGGTTATCTCTAATCCAGAGGTATTCGACAAGGTCGAAGGAGCCATTGACAATGAGCTTCCCCACCAGAACTACCATGTGATTAACCATCAGAGCCGGGGCTATGCTCGGACTTGGCGGGAATATGTGTTCCCCGATATTGAGCGCCAGATTAAGAACGATAAACACGAGACCAAATTGGGGTTCCGTATTATCGTTGACAATAGCTTTGACGGTTCCGGTTCTAATAAGGTCTTGTTCGGAGCTATCGATTTTTTTTGCACCAATGGAATGATCCATGGTGAGTTCGACGTATTCAAACGGGTTCACAAAGGGTCGCATGAGATCCCAAACATGGAAGGGATTCTTGGTCAGGCATTGGCCCAGTATTCAAATCAGGTGACCCGTTATAACATCATGGCCAATACGCCACTCAAAAATTCCGATGCGCTTAGGTTTATCGAAAAGATTCTCCCGAATAAACAAGAGGATCCTGATGATCTTGGTCATATGCATTCTTCTACGGAACGTATCAGGCTCAATCGTATGGGTCACAAGCTATATGACCAGTATATTGATGAGGCCCAAGTACGTGGTAATAATCTCTGGTCTCTGTATAGCGCCATGACATTCTTTGCATCCCACGATTCAGAGCGATTTGGCCTTAGTCGTTCTGCTAATGACACACACCATGAGCGTCTGGATCGACGCAATACTCGGGTTAATTCATGGATCAAGTCTGATGCTTGGAAGACTTTGACCAATGATAGCCAAAGGATCGCAGCATAATGGATTTATTCTTGTTCATTATCCCTGCGATCATCCTGTTTTTTATCATCAACACCAACATGCCTCGGAGGTAGGATTATGGGAAAAGTCAAAAGCTTGCTAATGGAGGATATGGAAGACGATGCACATGACATGACATATAAACAATTCACAGATAAATGGGGGGAGTCTTATGCTTATATGTGGTATGAGCAACATGTGAGTCCTTCTGGAACATCGCTTTTTAGAAATAAACTATCGGAAATTGGATAGATAGAATGACAAACAAAGAACAGCCTGAGGGCACAGAAGTACACTCTGATCTGGTCAGGGACTATATCGAGACTGTATCAGCCACACCTTATGAGCAACTTAGTCTTACTGAGATTAACGACTTCCTGTCTGATCTTGATAAGTTCTATTCTGGTCTGGGGAATATCAGATGATCCATCTTATGCGAGAGGATGACGATATATATCAGGGGCACATTAATAAACTAAGGGAGTATGCCAGTGACCGTAGGATCACACAGAAAGAAACACAGGGGACAAAAGTCCCTTTTCAAAACCATGTTGCAATGATCATTGGACCCAGAGGCAGAACCCTGTCTCTGGGTCGCAATAAACTTAAGACACACCCCATACAGGCATACTGGGCCAAGAGACTTGGGAAAGATCATAAGATCTATTTACATGCTGAGACCGATGCCCTGATTAAAGCCATGAACAAACATGGGGGTCCTGAATCAGTTTATGACGCCGACATCTTGGTCGTCCGATTCAACAAGGATGGTGACACAGTATCATCGAAACCCTGTATCATATGCCGCCACATGATACAGAGCTACGGGCTGAGACATGTGTTTCACACTTAGTGGTACCCACGTACCACAAAGATCCTTTGGCTTACCCAGCACCCCTTAGAATCACACCCCAGTACCCCCATGAACATCTCGGATGGTGAACCACAACATCCCACCACCACCAACAACATAACATCTTTTATAAACACCCGCCTGATCTAGGAGTAGCTAGAGGTAGCTCTGAGAATCCTAGAAATTCTAGGAACCTTAGCTAGAGAGTAAGGAATAATAAGGTACACTATCCAAGATACTCAGAGCTACTCAGAGCTACTCAGAGCTATCCGTGGTATCCGTGGTATATTCTAGATATACCTAGTACCTCCCGGGGTTCCTGCCTAGCCTAGCACACATGAACCACCCTGTCAACTGTGATACTCAGGGTCACACCCAACACCAAGGAGTCAAAGACCACATGCCAATCTCAGTGAATCTATCCCACATATCCACGATACCGGGTAAAACCCCGGAGGAATCAGTGCTCTATTATGCCAGAGTTTCTAACCCAGAGTCCCAGAATAAATCTGATGGGCGTCTTCTACAGTACCTCATTGACCATGAACATTGGTCACCGTTTGAGATGGTCTCGATGTGTATGGATATCTCAACGACCCGAGATATCTCACGGCAAATGTTAAGGCATCGCTCGTTTTCCTTTCAGGAATTCTCACAGCGATATGCCAAGACATCGTTTGAGATGCACCCTAATTGTCTCTGGGAAAAAAGAGCAGCCCGGCTTCAGGATAATAAGAACCGCCAGAATTCTATTGAACTTGACTATGAGAACGAAGAACATCAGAAGCTCTCAGAGCAGTGGGGATTCCAGATGTACGATGTAGTCGAGGCAGCAGGCAAAGCATATCGCTGGGCCTTGGAACATGGCATCGCCAAAGAGCAGGCCCGGGCAATTCTGCCTGAAGGTTTGGTCTCGACAAGGCTCTTCATGCATGGTACACTCCGGTCTTGGATTCACTATGTTGCCCTGCGCTCCGGCCCCGAGACGCAGAAAGAACACAGGGTAATCGCAGAGAAATGCAAGAAGATTCTTATTGAACAATGCCCTAACATCCCATACACGGCCTTTAGTAATTCGGACACTTAGCTCAGTTGGATAGAGCAGCGGCCTTCTAAGCCGCAGGTCGTAGGTTCGAGTCCTACAGTGTTCACCACATCTGCTACCACAAAATCACAGCACTAACATAATCAAAGGATCAGAATTAATCATGACTAACAACGACGAGTTAAAGAAACAGTTCAGTGAACTGCTGGATAAACAAGAACAAGTTAAGACATCCGTGTTAAAGACATGGACTATCCTTGAGGATATCACTTCAGTATACGAATCCTCTATGGAAAAGCAGAAGAGCCTTGGGGAACACCATCTGTATTCCCAACGAATCAATCTAGAAAATCTGTTTAAGTCTATAACTACGCTCTATGCAATACACTTTGATGAGCTGAATAGTAATGTAGGTGATGTTCAAGTAATGATTCATGATATAGCAAGCACACTTTGGAACTATGATGCCGAGAAATAACCCAATAACAGACTCAGTTTTTGTACGACATTTACCCTGCACAAACTGTGGGAGTTCAGATGGAAACTCCGAGTATAGAGATACTCACGAGAATGGAGACATTGGCTCACACTTTCACTGCTTTGTCTGTAAAAAGACAGACATGCTGTCAGATACTAGGCCAGATTATGTACCGCACTCTCGTAATCATATTCAGGAATCAAAAGGAGAAAGGATGAACTCTAAATTCACAACTGAACCTATCCCTGATCGGGGTATCAGTTTAGAAACAGCGAAAAAGTATGGTGTTAAAGTTCGTAAAGATACCGACGGTAACATCGTCAGCCATGCTTACCCTTACTACGATTATAACGGACAGAAAGTTCTCGCATATAAGAAAAGAGACGTGGAGAATAAATCGTTCTCGATCATGACATCCGATAACGGATCGTTCTCTGATTCATCTTTGTTTGGACAGCAGTTATTCTCTGGCAAGGGTAAGTACATCACTCTTGTCGAGGGAGAACTTGATGCCCTTGCTGCTTACCAAATGCTCGGATCAAAGTGGCCTGTCGTATCCCTGAAGTCTGGTGCGAACTCAGCCGAGAAAGATATCAGGAAAAATCTAGAGTTCTTTAATCAGTACGACAAGGTTGTCTTGGCCTTGGACAATGACAAACCGGGCAAGGAAGCCGCAGAGAAACTAAGTCAGATCTTTGAGGTAGGTCAGTGCCTGATCATGCCCATGCATCGTAAAGATCCTTGTGAATATCTCAACGCCAATGACAGTTCAACATTCAGTCGAGAATGGTGGGAAGCAAAGCCAATCAGTCCTGATGGTATCATCTGTGGCACAGACATCTGGGACATTGTCAGTACCGAGTTGACTAACGAATCAATCGACTACCCATGGCAGGACCTCAATGATCTGACATATGGCATTCGTAAAGGTGAGCTTGTCACAGTCACTGCCGGATCAGGCATTGGTAAGTCTGCTATCCTCAGAGAAATTATCTATCACATCCTACAAAATACCGACGAGAAAGTGGGTGCTTTGTTTATGGAAGAAAGCATCAGGCGTACTGGTCTGGGGCTCATGTCTATTGATGCGAACAAACAATTCCATCTACCGACTACCACGTATACCAAGGATGAGATGAGAACATCTTTTAAAAATACCGTGGGCTCTGGACGTGTGTATCTGTATGATCATTTCGGATCAACCGAGATCGATAATATCATCAACCGTATCCGGTATATGGCCAAAGGTTTAGAGTGCCAGTACATTTTCCTTGATCACATCTCGATCATCGTATCGTCCCAAGAAAATGGTGATGAACGGAAAGCACTGGATGAAATTGTTACAAAGCTGAGAATGCTGGTGCAAGAAACTAATATTGCATTGTTTATTGTTTCACATCTCAAGAGGCCACAGGGTGGTGGCCATGAAATTGGTGGAGTCACCACGCTTTCGCAGCTACGAGGCTCCGCTGGTATTGGTCAGCTTTCAGATATCGTCATCGGTCTGGAACGGGACAGCCAAGCAGAAGACCCTATCGCCAGAAACACTACGCAGCTAAGGGTTCTGAAGAACCGGTTCTCTGGTGAGTCAGGCCCCGGCAGTAAACTTCTCTGGTGTAAAGAGACCGGGAGAATGTCCGAAGTATTTGATGACATCAATGACACAACACATGAAGGTTTTTAAACATGTCAAAAGCACAGCTAAACCAACGAGCCATCGTCACTGGTGTACAGGGACAAGATGGTTACTACCTAAGCAGAATGTTGCTCGACAGGGGTTACCAAGTTACTGGTATAAGCCGCCGTCATTCATCTAAATATGATCGAGGTCCCGTACACTACGACTCAGAGTACCGAGAGATTGAGGGAGATATTTGCGACACCTCTTTTATGATGTCGTTAATTAAAAAGGAACAACCCAACGAGTTCTATAATCTGGCAGCACAGAGTCATGTTGGATACAGCTTTGAAAATCCTGATACAACCTTTGACGTGAATGCCAACGCAGTACTCGGAATGCTCGAAGCAATTCGACTCACATCCCCACATACCAAGTTTTATCAGGCATCAACATCTGAGATGTTTGGAACGGTGGCATCAGGTATGGCATCTGAACGCACCACACTTAGCCCTGCATCTCCTTACGGTGTTGCCAAGACAGCGGCTCATCATATGGTCAGGGTTTACCGAGAATCATATGGGTTGTTTGCATGTTCAGGTATCCTGTTCAACCACGAGAGTTCCAGACGTGGTAAAGATTTTGTGACACGTAAGGTGACAGCATTCGTGGCAGACTACAAACGATATGTCCCTACCACAGGCCAGAAGCTCAAGCTCGGTAACATCGAATCAGTCAGGGACTGGGGCTGGGCACCTGATTATGTGAGGGGCATGATGATGATGCTTGACAAACAAGATCCAGACGATTACGTTCTGGCAACGGGAGTTACCCGATCCATTCGAGATCTTCTGGACGTGGCGTTCAATCATATTGGAATACAGGATTGGACAGAAATCGTGGAACATAATACACCGGTAGATCTCAGACCTAATGATGTCACGAGGCTTTGTGGAAATGCAGACAAGGCACGATATGAATTAGGGTGGGAGCCAACGATTGGCTTTGAACGAATGATCAGGGAAATGGTAGATGCAGAAAAACCCCTATGGTAATAAATATATCCTTGATATCGAGACGGATGCCCTAGACGCAACAAAGATTTACTGTGTTGTAATTCAAAAGGTGTCTGAGTTTTCTGGGGTACAGGAAGTCAGCTTTGGAATTCCCGAGGTCTTCACCTATGGTGGGGGCTTCGGCTACCCAAGCCTCAACGATTTCAGGAAAAGATTCTTGGGTAAACACAATACTATTTTTGTGGGCCATAATATCATCAGTTTTGATATCCCAATTATCAACAGACTATTAAGGATGGACATACAGATCGAGCATCAGGCCGAGGATACTCTGCTGATGTCTCAGATTGCTGACCCGAGAAGAGAAGGCGGTAACTCCCTGAAAAACTGGGGTAAGATACTTAACTTTCCAAAGCAGGAGTTCACTGACTTTGCCGGGGGCCTTACTGAAAAGATGATTGAGTATTGTGTACAAGATGTTTCGGTAAATGCAAAAGTATGGATGACCCTGCGTAACAACAAAGATATACTTGAGAATGTTTTGCAAATGGAACGTCATGTTAGACACATCATAGACAAACAAAAAGATCATGGCTTCTGTCTTGATATGCCAGAGGCCATGATCTTCTACGCTTTTCTTGAAGATAGCCTTAACATTGCAGAAAAAGAACTTCAGGATATCTTTGAACCTACCACGATCCAGATGAAGACAAAGACAAAGATCATCCCCTTTAATCCGGGGAGCCGTCAGCAAATTGGTGACCGTTTAATTAATAAGTTTGGGTGGGAGCCGAAAGAGTTCACACCAACCGGACAACCAAAGATTGATGAGACAATCCTGAAAGATATAGGCAGTCCCGAGGCTTTGAAGATGGTAGACTACCTGACACTACAAAAAAGGAAAGCTCAAGTTCAGTCATGGATTGCTGCTGCTGATGAAGATAACATGGTTCACGGTAGTGTCAGGACACTGGGCACAGTCACAGGACGGATGACACATAACAATCCTAACATGGCTCAGGTGCCCTCTGTGAGAGCCGTGTATGGCGATAGATGCCGGAGCCTCTGGGTTCCAAAGGACCGGGTGAACAACATGTTGCTCGGCACTGATGCAGAAGGGCTTGAGCTTCGATGCCTTGCTCATTACATGAATGATCCAGAATTTACACGGGAAGTTTTAGATGGTGACATCCATACATTCAATCAGAACAAAGCAGGACTTGATACCAGAGATCAGGCCAAGACATTTATTTACGCTTTGATTTATGGGGCAGGTCCTGCAAAGATTGGTCAGATTGTGGGGGGAGGATCACGAGAAGGTAAGACTATGATAGATACTTTCATGACATCCTTACCAAAACTTCAGACCCTGAAGTCAAAGGTAGAACGAGAGGTTCAACGTGGATATATAACAGCGTTGGATGGACGACGTATACCAGTTCAGTTTCCCCATACTGCCCTAAACTATTTACTCCAAGGTGCTGGGGCTATCATATGTAAAACATGGTTGGTTCAGATTGACAGGGTAATTAAACAAAAAAGAATTCGTGCAGTTCCTGTTGCCAACATCCATGATGAAATCCAATTCGAAGTTAACAGAAAGGATACTGATGAACTAACTGATGCCGTCCATGCTTCTATCAAGAAGACCAAAACAATTCTTGGGTTTAATTGTGACCTAAATTGTTCTGTTGTAATTGGCGAAAGCTGGGCAGAGACCCACTGAAAATTTTCTCGGGTCGAGGGTTGACGACCCGTCGGCCCATCCCCACCTAGAGGGTAGGCCGGGAGAACCCGGATACCTAGCTAGATAGATACACACACACACATAAAGGAACATATAAACTATGACAAAGAAGACAGTTGCTACTACACAAGATACTTCACCATCACGTTTCGTTCTCTCGGGTAAATTGTTTTACGGTCACCTACATCCCGACTTTCCTGACACAGCTTATACTCCACGCTGGGGAATGGCTCTGTCTCTGGAAGAGGACATGCAGGAACTTGCCCTGAATAATAACATGACGTTAAAAGATCCAACAGCTATTATGGATAATCCGTTTGTGTCTCTGCATAAGAATGTGAGGAACGCAAAGGGTGAAGAGAATCAAGCACCTATTGTAGTTGATGCTAAGAAGCATAGAGTTTCTGATGACATCCTTAGTAGCATTGGATGGGGAACGGATGTAAAGGTTCTTGTGTCCCGGTTCTTCATGTCGAAGTGGAACAAGTGGGGGTTCTCTATCGATAAGGTTCAGATTATTAATCTTGTTGAATATGATGGTGGCTCTGATGGGTTCGATGAAGAAGATGGATTCGTAGCGCCTAGCTCAGAAGTCTCGGGATCAAATGCTGATCTAGATGACGACTTGCCCTTCTGAGGTTTAGGTCAGTGACACTTCACAACATCGTAAAGAACATTCAAAAAACCATTGAATCTGGTGAGTCTTCTCCTTCTGCAAAAGACATGGATGATTTCCTTGACGAAGTACGTGAAACGGTCACTGGCCTATTCGAAGAACGCAGGGATTCGGAAAAAGAGAAAGAGAAAAGTACCCTCCGCTTCTCTTCTCTTGGCAAAAAGAACAGACAGTTATGGTACATGGCACATATGAAAAGTGCCGAGAGTTCTTTGCCTTATGACACATTACTTAAATTCACTTATGGTCATCTACTCGAATCCCTGCTTCTTCTTTTAGTCAAGACCGCCGGACATACCGTCACGGACCAGCAAAGAGAATATGAAATTGACGGTGTCAAAGGACACATCGACTGTAAGATTGATGGTATCATCGTTGACGCAAAGAGTGCGTCTGACTTTGGATTTCAGAAATTTAAAAAAGGAGATTTACAAGACGATCCATTCGGATATATGCAGCAGCTAGGTGCTTACGTTCAGGCTGACAATGCACATGAGGGCGGGTTTCTTGCTATTAACAAAGTGACTGGAGAGATTTGTTATATGCCAGTCACTGACATGGAAATGCCAGATGCCAAAGAAAGGATCGCCGAAGCCAAGGAAATCATCAGCAAGGAAGAACCCCCGGAAAGATGCTTTACCCCGGTCACGGCCAAGAAGGACGGACGACAGTATCTTAGATCAGGATGTGTCTACTGCGATTTCAAACATACGTGTTGGGCGGACTCGAACAACGGCGAGGGGCTCTTCGAAGAAAAAGGCTGGAACGACAAGCCAAAGTATTACACTGACGCCGTGGGAAGTTTCTTTTGAAGAAGACCTAGACCCTAAGCGGTTCTTTGGTTTTCTTTACATCGTCTACAATAACAAAACAAAACAGAAATATATTGGACGAAAACAATTCAAAAGATATTCCAAGAAGAAAGCCGTAGGTTATACGGACTGGAAGACTTATAAAGGTTCGTCAAAATATCTCCACCAAGCTATTAAAGACTACGGTCTTACTAACTTCAGGTTTGTAATCATCCACCAGTATGAGACAAGAGGAGGACTGACATACGCAGAAGCAAACGCTCAGCATAAACTCGATGTCCTGACAAATAAACTAGACAGTCAGGAAGAACGGGAGTACTATAACAGACAGATCGGTGGTATTAAATTCATACCTAAAGAAGTATGCCACGATCTAAATGAAAAGCTAGAAAAAATTATAGAAGACTTCTAAACATAAGAAAGATGGAGACAAGGAATGACAAATAAGATCACGAATATTGAACAGCACCTTGATGATGTTGGTCATATCTCTACCAGAGAAGCCCTCCTAGATTATGGGATCGTGTCTCTCCGAGATGCGATCTATAAGCTCCGCCGTAAGGGCGTTGACATCATTACTGAGAAGAAAGTTAATCCAGTTAATAATAAAATTTACACACGCTACTGGAAGACTTAGTATATTGGTGACCGAATCAGAATACCAAGAATCTACATCCTCGGATGTCGATCTAGATTATGTGACGTATGAGATGCTCCGCACTTCAGATAATGATTGGAGTGCAGAACGGTTAATGTGGCTTGCTGTTATTGCCCAAGCTATTCTTGACGCCACCAAGGAACCTCGGTCTTCTGATTCGGAAGCTATCTGTGAATATCGTCGTGCTGCTACACGATGGTTGACAGTGGTGTCTGCCTGCGTTACAGCAGAGGATCGAGAGTGTGTCTGTGAGTACGCAGGTATCTCGGAAAGTCAGGTGATAAGGTTGTCCACGAATGTTCTGTTCCACGGTCAACCGTTTGAAAGATTCCGAATCAATGCGCTACTTGACACAGCGATAAACACAACAACACCATAAGGAGATTAAAACTATGGGATTATATTATGTAGCTATCACAGTATTTGCTTTTGTAGTGGGTCCGGGTATCAGTAGTACCCCCATCTATTTTGGGGATAGTAAAGAACTCTGTGAACAAACCGCAGCAGAGTACAATGAAGTTTATAAGGATCTCGACTATAGGAAAGTCGTATGTCTGAGAATTGGCACTGCCTATGATCCTTCTATTGATAGTGACGAAGCTATCTTTTTGGAGAGTGTATCTAACTCAGATACTAATGACTCCGTAACTTGGTTCCAATAGATGTCTGATAAAATTGACATGGTCAACAGCCCCCCACACTACAAAACTGGTAAGCTCGAAGTTATTGATATTCTTGAAGACCAACTGACCCAAGAAGAATTCTGTGGATATCTCCGGGGAAACATTCTAAAGTATTTGTTCCGTTATAAAAACAAAGGCGGCGTAACAGATCTTCAGAAAGCTCAGTGGTACCTAACTAAATTGATTGGACATACACAATGATTGAATTGAATTTTAATGTGTATCAGGCA